ACGATCATGGCAACAAAGAAGATTGATGAAAAGAAAACATTGAAGTATGCAGTAGCATTCTACTTCTGTACATCAGGCAAAATAAACTTCATGTTAGGCAATAAAATGTATCAGCATATAGATACTGTTTATGACCAAAGAGAAGATGGCAGAGGCTTCAATACCTGTGAAGTTGTTTATAACTGCAAGGCTCAAAAATATGAGGTTCTGAATGTAGATACAGAGATAGGCAATAAAGAGATTACAATATTATAAGTTTAACCGACAGGGCGAAAGCCCTGCGCAATATAGAAGATTATGAACGAGAAAGAAACACAAGCAGTTTTTTGTCAAAGAGTAAACGGCATCTATATGAAGCTAACAGGCGATTATAATAAAGACGATCATTATTTTGATAGTTGTTCTTTTTATCCGGCTGGTACATTGGCGGACAGACAAGGACAAGAGATAATAACAGATAAGTATATTATAAGAGGTAGATATAATGATTTCGTCAAAGAGTTTGATCACAATCCTACCGACCGAGAGATAAACAACGCTTTAGTTTTTAGGTTTGGTCTCAATTCAAGTTTTTTAATGTAATTAATCCAGTAGCCTTCGGGCTACCACAATACACACGATTATGAAAGCGGATTTAGTTTTAGTTATCAGCCCCGAAGCCCCATTGATGAAGCAACTGGGCAAGGTATTGGGTAAGTTATGTAGTATGTGCGATTTTACCACCATAGAAAGAGGTGAGAAGTACATAACAATACAGCATGATGAAACCGGTCTTGTTGTGGCTTATACGAGTGAAGAAAGATTGAATGTGAAACATTAAATATCGATTATTATGGGTGAAATAGCAGATAGTTTAATTAGTGGTGAATTTGATTGCATCACAGGTGAATATTTAGGTGAAGAAGTTGGCTATCCAAGAACGCACGCTTATGACAGACATGAATACATGCCACCAGTTGAAAAGAAGCCTACCAGCAAGGCGAATGTCTGTATAACTAACATGTGTAAGGACAGAGGTTTCAGTAACCGTGAAAAGATTGAATTAGTAGCCAAATTCTTGTATAGCAAAGGTTACAAACAATTGCCTAACCTATCCCATCAGTATAAAATCATTCACAGCCAGTACAAGAATGATTTTAAAAGGTTTTTGGTAGAACAAGTAAAGCAAAGAAAGGATGAATAATATATTCACAATATGCTATTCAGAAGAAGAAGCAAACGAAATAGGTCACTTCATTTTGAGTAGAGGATACGAGGGTGTTCAAAATGATAGTTATAGATATTGTCGTGAAGCGATTTGGTGGGCTTTCAAAGAAGCTAAAAGGCATCATTCAAATTGCATTTACATTGGCGTTGCAGGTTGCCAAATGACAGTATCAAAATCAAAGCGAGGTCTTAGACGAAATGGTTGTAAATACATAGAGAAAAGGCGAATGTTTTACAAATTACTAAGTAAGTATTGATAAATGATTATGAACTCAATAAACAAAAACGGTTGCAGTATATGCCAGCCCGGTAAAGAGAATTACACTACCTACACAACGAAGTTAGGCAGAAAGAGAGTGAGAATGTACCAGTACGACTACCGTACTGAAAGCGGTGAGTTGTTTTCTTGTTGTGCGCCTACCTTAGAGGCGTGTAGAGAAAGACGGGATAAATGGCTTAGTTCACGACAATAAACCGATTGTCGTGTATAACGATTGAAGATATTTCGTTATCTTTGGTTGTGGTAGTACCTTTGGGGTACTATCGCGGAATGGAGCAGTTGGTTAGCTTACCGCTTTGACTTGGCGGTGGTCACAGGTTCGAGTCCTGTTTCCGCAACTACGATTATTAATTTAAAAATTTACACGATTATGAAGGTATTAACTTTACAGATTAACAAAGAATGTTTTCAGGACATTCTGAACGGTAAACAGGATGCAGAACACAGGTATGTTTATCCCTCAAATGTTACAAAATACGTTTATTTCAAACATGATGGAAAAGAATATAAACGGCAAGAAGATATACCAGATGATGATAAAGAAATAGAGGTAATACCTATAAAGTATGATGCTTTGTATCTTATCAATGGCAGGCGTAAAGATGCACCACGTCTTATGGTAGAGGTTAAAAGTGTTGAGTATGTTATTTTTACAGATGAGGATGGCAATGATGAAGTGTTTGAAGAAAATGGTCAAGAATATCTTGTAAGTCAGGTATGGTATCATCTTGGTAAAGTATTGAGTACGGAAAATATCTAATTGTTTAACTTTAAAATAAGAAAGCTGAGTTAGAAGAAAAAAAACAAAAGCTCAAATATATGCCCAAGCGGATAGATTGAGTGAGGCAAATTGGAGGAGAAAGAATACGTGGGGAAGTAGTGCTGAAAGCAAGCGTGCTAAAGAATCCCGTGACAATCTTATAGCAAGAGCCGAAAGAAGTTCTTTACGTATGGCTGGTGGTGCTGGTAAATAAAATATTAATTTTAAAATAAATAAGCTGAGTCGCAAGAAGAATTAACAGAACAATGGGGCAACGTCGTAATATGAACGGTGCAGGTGCAGGTGGTAGATTAGTTGCAAACCGTCGCGGTGGTAGTGGTTCGCAATTGGGTAATAGAAACCAAAGACGTTATGATTTAAATGTAGCGTTTGGTGGAGCAGGTGGCAAGTAATGAATAAGTATGCTCTTGCAATGCAAATAATACGCAGTGTCCGTGAGAAAACGGACACTGCTGTATTGTATTATTCAGCAGGTGGCAAAGATGGTATCGCCTTGCTGGATATGGTAGCAAACGTATTTCCCAAAGTAATATGCTATTATATGTATCTTGTTTCTGACTTAGACCATGTCAGACCATACCTCCAATGGGCTGAAAAACATTATCCAAATGTAGAAGTAAGGCAAATTAAACATTTTCAACGTGATTATTATGATGCCTGTGGATTTTTCAGAGAACCGGATGATAGTATAAAACCCCGAAAGATTGGTGATATAGAACAAGAGGTGCGTGAAGAAACCGGAATCAAGTATGGATTCAGCGGCATGAAAGGCGTTGATGGCTATATGAAACGTATGCGGTTGAAGATGTTCGCTAAAACCGGATATATTACAGAAAAAGGCATGGCGTATCCTCTTGCACTGTGGACTAATAGGGAAGTACTGCAATATATAAAGTCAAGGAATCTTATATCACCTTTTGTTTATGATGCGAATACAATAAGTCAAGGATTCACCATTGACCTTAATACTATGCTATTGATGAAGCATAAATATCCAAGAGACTACCAACGAATATTAAAAGAATTTCCATATAGCGAAAAATTGATATTTGATTATGAAAGAGAGCAAAATCAAACAGCCGGAAAATCGTGAGATACAGCGAAGTAAAATCAACTTTGCTAATTATAATCCTCGTAAGATAACGCCCGAAGCTCGTAAGAAACTGAAAGCTAATTTAAAGCGTGTCGGTATATTAGGTGGTATCGTATGGAATGAGGTAACAGGAAATCTCGTGTCTGGGCATCAGAGAGTATCTGTCATTGATGAAGTAAACAAATATAATTCTGAAACAAAAGAGAATGATTATCTTATCCGTGTTGAAGTAGTTCAAATGGACGAGAAGACAGAAAAGGAGCAAAACATATTTATGAATAATAGAAATATTCAAGGTGATTTCGATTCTGATATGTTGAGGACCTTGTTAGACGGAATAGATTACAATCTCGCAGGATTGGATGATTTCGATTTAAATATGCTTGGTATCGGGGATATAGACCTGAATATCGGTAATGATGATATCTGGAGGAAAGAAGATATACTGGATGATTCTCTTTCTATTATTGATGATTTGACCAAAGAAGGTAGTGAGCACCGAAACATAGACCGTTCTAAAGATTTCTATGAGGACTCTAAAGAAAATCAAATAGCACGACATAACGAGATACAGAAGATAAAAGATCGAATAGGTAATCAGAATAGTTTCGAGAAAGATAATGGGATGTTAAGCTATGTGGTTCTTTCATTCAATACCCCTACCGAACGTGCCAACTTCATGGAGGTTTTCGGATATAGTTTTGATGAAAGATACATAGATGGAAATGAGTTCATGAACAGAGTAGAATTTGGTGTTGAATAATGGCAAACGAACAGAATTTAACGCAGAAGGGAAAACGCTTAAGCACAGAGGAAGCGCAGAAACTTGCTCAACGCTCAGCTGAAGTTCGCAAGCAGAAAAAAGAGTTTGTGAAAACAGCTCGTGAATTTGCTTTGGCTGCTTTAAACGCTGTTGCAACAGATAAGGATACTGGGAATAAATATGTTGTCAAAGATGCTATGATTAAGAGGCTGATAACGAAAGCTATTTCTGATGCTGACTTGAATGCTATTAAGTATCTTTTTGAATTGATTGGAGAATCTCCAGCAGATGCTAATATGGGTAACGATAATATCCCATCCGATATAAATCACGGTATCAACATTGATTCATGGATTAAAGACAAACTGAAATGATACAGCCTCAGACCATATATCACCCTATCTACACCGATACGGAGAAGTTTATCATCCTTATCACCGGTGGGCGTGGTTCGGGAAAGTCTTTCAATGCTTCTACCTTCATAGAACGGCTGACATTCGAAATGACTCCTGTAGAGAAGATAGTCCATCAAATTCTTTACACCCGTTATACGATGGTTTCCGCTGGTATGTCTATCATCCCCGAGATGATGGAAAAAATAGACCTTGACGGAACGACCAAGTATTTCAAGACCACCAAGACGGATATAGTCAATAAAATGACTAAGAGCCGTATCATGTTCCGAGGTATCAAAACTTCATCAGGAAACCAAACAGCGAAACTAAAATCCATCCAGGGTATCACTACTTTCGTCTGCGATGAAGCGGAAGAGTGGACAAATGAAGAAGAATTCGACAAGATAATGCTCTCTATCCGTAAGAAAGGGATTCAGAACCGGATTATCATCATAATGAATCCGTGCGATTCCAATCATTTCATCTACAAAAAGTATATTGAGAAAACCCATAAACTGGTAGAGGTTGACGGTGTGCAGGTACAGATTTCTACTCATCCGAATGTACTTCATATCCATACCACGTATTTTGATAATTTGGATAATCTTTCACCTGAGTTCCTGAAAGAGGTAGGGGATATGAAGGAGAGTAATCCCGAAAAGTATGCTCATGTGGTTATCGGCCGGTGGGCTGACGTTGCGGAAGGTGCAGTGTTCAAGAAATGGGGTATTGTGAAAGAGTTTCCTGCTTATGCTAAGAAAGTAGCTCTTGCTTCCGACTGGGGTTATACCAACGACCCGTCAACAGGTATTCGTTGTGGTATTGTGGATAATCGGCTTTACGTGGATGAGTTATTCTATGAAACAGGAATGCTCACAAATGCCATTGCTGAAAAGCTAAAACCGTGGGGACTGAAAGTCTACGGAGATAGTGCCGACCCTCGTTTGATTCAGGAAATCAAAAATAGAGGTGTGAACATCTATCCGGTAGATAAATTCCCCGGTTCTATTAAAGCGGGTATTGACAAGATACATGAAATGGAGTTATTCGTTACAGAGCGTTCGTATCATATCATCGAAGAGCTTCGCAAATATGTTTGGGATAAAGATAAAGACGGGCATTATATCAATGAACCGATAGATGCTTGGAATCATACACTCGACCCGATTCGCTACTATATTTTGGGCCACGTCCTCGGCCGTATATTGAAGCCGAAAGATTTAACTGGAATATTCACACACTAAAAATATAAGCTATGCCATTGAGTTTAGAAGAAATATTAGCATTGTCCGATATTGGGCAGAAAATAAGCTACTTGAAGAAAGGTAGAAGAACCGAGCTTCCCGACCGCTGCAAGTTGTGGGATGATTGGAATCCGGAACGCCATGAAATCATGGTTGACAAGGAGAAGTACCCGGATAGAAAAGTTCTTGAAAAGGAAGCAGAGAAAGTTTTCGATGAGAAGACTGGCAAGACCTACGAAATTGAAGCTCAGTATAAGATCGAGCCGGTAAACCGTATCACTATTCCATTAGAACAGGATATAGTGAACATCCAAACAGCTTTCACGGTCGGCACAGAACCGTCTATGGATTGCACTCCGACTGATAATGATGAAAAGAAACTGCTGGATGCGGTAAAGGCTGTATTCAAGTCCAACAAAATCAAATATCAAAACAAGAAGATTGTCCGTGCCTGGCTCTCCGAACAAGAAGCGGCAGAATATTGGTATGTTACCGATGATGATTCGTTTTGGGCAAAGTTCTGGAAGAAAGTAAAGACTACGTTCGGTGGCAAGGTCAAGCCCACCAAGAAACTGAAAAGCGTGTTATGGTCTCCATTCCGTGGGGATAAACTCTATCCATTCTTCAATGATGAAGGTAAAATGATT